AAAAAGTGCTAGAACTGACTGTTTGATCTGAAATAGTAACTGAGGCACTTGGAGTAGACCAAGTAGGTGCTCCAGTTCCATTAGATGTTAAATACTGTCCTGTTGTCCCTGCTGTGCTAATTGCCAAAGCAGATGCACCAGAATAAACAATTCCACCAGCATTGGCAGTCAAATTAGCATTTGTTCCACCATAAGCCAAACCAATCAATGAGGCATTCCATGTGCCTGTTGTGACTGTGCCTAAAGTTGTAAGGCTAGTAGATCCTATTAATGGTGATGCACCAATTGAGTTATATGAAACTGTTGTTGCAGAAGAACCATTGTAAGTAGAGCCAGATGCTACTCCAGAACCACTATTATTAAATGTTAAGGCATTAGCTACACTTGTTGCTTGGCCTGTTGTGTTGCCTGTTCCACCATTTGCAATTGATAGAGTTCCTGATAGGGTAACTGCTCCAGTAGTTGCAGTTGAGGGAGTAAATCCTGTAGTCCCTGCACTAAAAGAAGATACATTTGATGGCAAAGCAGTCCAAGATGGCAATCCACTTGATAGTGTTAAATAATAACCATTTGTGCTTGGACTTAAAAATGTTGTTGTGTTTGCAGATGTTTGGTAGGGTAAGTACCCAGACAATCCACCACCCAAATTTGTTGCAGTAGTGGCTGTAGTGGCAGTAGTAGCAGTAGTAGCTGTTGTAGCAGTTGAGGCATTACCACCAATATTAAGACTTGTTGCAGTACCAGTTAACCCAGTGCCAGGGCCACTAAACTGTGTGGATGCTGTAATTGTTGTTCCACCTACAGTAGATCCACTAATTGGTGTCCCAGTAATACTTCCCCCAGTTATTGCCACATTATTGGCATTTTGGGTAGACATTGTTCCCAAGCCTGAAACTTGGGTATTAGATATTGCAATTGATGTATTTGTTACAGATGTGACTTGACCAGATGCATTAGTCACAAATACAGGAACACTTGATGCACTTCCATAAGTACCAGAAGTCCCAACTGGTGTAATGCTAAATTGATAGCTTGAAAGTGTTAATCCAGTTCCAGCAGTATAGGTAGAAGAGTTGCTAAACTGACTAAAAGTAATTGGTGTAGTTCCAAGTGTTCCAGATTGTGGAATAGTACAAACCCAAGCAGATCCAGATTGAGCAGATCCATTTTCAATGAACAAAAAAGCAGAAACCAGTTCTGCATAAGTATTTGCATCACTAGATCTAACCCAAGTGCTTGCAGATGCTACATAAATTCCATTATTTGCTTGTGTTGTTTGGTTTTTCACCAAAACTCTATCACCAACCAAAGTGGTATATCCATCAATGGTTTGCAATCCAGACAATGTAATATTGGCTAAAGTTGCCACTTGTGCTGGTTGCTTGAATGCTAAACCTTGAGCAACAGCATCTACATAGGATTTATTGACAATATCTGTTGGATTTACAGCAGTTGTACTAATAGATCCAGTTGTTGTCTGAATATTAGTAAAAATGCCAGTAGATGGGGTAACCAACCCAATAGTTGTGCTATTTATTGTGCTATTTGTAATATTTAAGCCTGATTGGCTTGGATTTACAGTAGCATAAAAAGGTTGCCCCTGACCTATAAAAGTCTGAAAATTGCCAAAAACATCAAAATATGCCTGTACTGGCAATAGGTTTTGATCAGATGTTAGGTTAGGGGCACTCATTAGAATGGTTGAGCAGTAAAGATTAAAGTATCACCAACAGACATATTAGCTAAAGCACCAGTTGTGATGCTATAGCTATTCATTGTTGCTGTTGTAGTTGTATAAGCTACTTGTTGCAAGAACAATGTTGTTCCATTGGTAATGTCATAACCTTGAACTAACCAACCATTAGGAGCAGAAAAAGGGAATGTTAAAGTTCCAGTATTTCCTGCTGTGCTACCAAAAATCACCCTGAATATGCCAATTTGATTGCCCAAAACTTGAGCATTTGAACCACCAAATCCAGAAGAAACAGTTGGTAAAGTTTCATAAGTCAATACCGCTACAGTATTGATTGTTTGTGTAGATGCTACTTGATTGGTCATGATTGATCAGCCACAGGCATTACATAAATGGTGTTTGCTGTTCCAACCACACTCAGATTAAATCCATTGGCAGGGGTTGCAATCACAGTAGGCTGTGACATGGAAATACCAAGCACAAATGAAGTGCTAGTGTTCCCTGCTGTAGGCAACACTGCAGGAGTTGCTGTGATGCTTGTAGGATTTAAAGGAGAAATTGAAATAGCAACTGGTGTGGAGCCAGTATTCAAAAATGCACAGTAATTGATTTGGTCATTGCCAACAGGGACAATGCTCAAAGAACTACTAGCAGTTGTGGTTACTGCCACAGCATAGGTTTGACCTATGGGTCTGTAGACACTGGTATTAGCCATAATTAAGCCGCGTTAACTGCTACAGGAGTACCTTCAACTCTATGCACTTTGAAGTCATAGACACCAGAGGCAGGAGTGATTGCAGTAGCTCCACCAGACACATTTTGGAACTGAACTGTTAACACATTAGCAGTTGCAACATCACAGTTTGTGATTGCAATATTGGATGTTTGATTACCTTGATACTGTAAAAAAGTCACAATATCAGTTGCTTGCAGTCCTGCAATGTTAAAAGTCTGTAAAGATTGAACAGAAGTGGTTGTCAGGGCAGATGGTGTGAGTGTAGGAGCAATAACAAATTGCTCTAATATATTGCCCCTTGCAATTGTGGTGCTTGACATGATTTTTTTCCTTTGAAAATTGAAATTGTACTGTTAAAAACAGAAAAAGCTACCCCTTTTGAGAGTAGCTTTCTCCTTTTTTTTAGGCTGTATTAGCTAAAGTCATAGCCATAAACATAGATGTCTACAGTGCCAGTGTTACCTGATGCTGTGGTCACGTTTGCATATAGATATTGGCCTTGGTAAGCTATTGAAGTAGCAGATGCATCTACATACTGAACACCCAAGTTGGTTGTACAGTTAGAGGCAGTCACACTTCCAAAGATTGATGTACCAGATCCAGATGCAGGAGTAATGGTTGCCACTAGGGAAGCGGCACTCACTGTGGTTCCTGCATTATTGGAATTGGTAATAATCAACTCTTTTGGCATGTATGTTGTAGAGTTGTTAACTTGGATTTGTGTTGTTGCTACAGCATTAGCATTTACACCTTTTGCAACAGCCAACAAACGCAGAGCTTGGTTTGTTGTGACATTACTTGGGTGTGCTGAGACTGTGGTTGCTGGTCCGGGATTACTCATTTTGTATTTCCTTTATGGTGTTAATGATTAAGCCGCGATTCTGCAAGCAAGTTCTTGGTACAAAGGTGCCCAACCATATAAGACATCAAGCCTTGTGGGAATGCTGTCGTTGTTGATTGTGTACTGCCTCACGACACGCATGGACAATCCAACTTCCTTATCAGATGCACGTCCTGCAAAGTGCACTCCCTCGGGCAACTCAAGATCAGCCACCGCCAAGGTAAATGCATTACGATGGAAGAGCATATTCTGTGGAGACAGAATACCAGTGTTGTTGAAAGGATTTACAACTGCTGTTGTAGATGTTGAACCAATGATGATTGAGTTCTGGAACTGACCACCAATGATCACTGCAGGGCTAACTGTGATGTTTGTAGCTGAAGTTCCAACTGTTGTTGTGGACTGAACTACAAAGTTACGAAGTTTGCCAGAGCCATAGGCTTGTCTGTTTTGTGGGTTGGTTGCATACACACCAGCAATCTGGAACACATCACCAGCATTCAATGTAGATGCTGTAGATGCTTTGATCTGGATTGTTGAATATTGTGCCCATCCACTTGAGAGGTAACCAATTTGGCCTGTAGATGCTGTTGTATCTGCAGACAATGTGTAACCACTGTAGCTACCAAAGGTTTGGCTAACGACGTTTTGGTCGAGTTTCCAATTGGTGCCCGCGCTGTCGCGGCCCATAAGGCCTTTGCGATACTGTTCAGCGATAGCTTCCTGCGGCATGAACAAACCTTTTAGTGAATCAACAATAGTTGCTGATGTAAAGGGTTCAACAATACAAGCTCTACGACCATCTCTTGGTGCACCCTCTGCATCAAGATAAGCACCAGCTGTCAAGTAGGTGATGAGGCCTGTCGGTGGGGTTCCAGCAGTTCCAACAATGTTGGCTGTCTGGAGTGCCGCCATCTGCAAACCATCTCTATCAATCTTGTTAGCAATAGCGGCCACTGCTGGTTTCAGCACACGGTCACTAAACATATCAAGAGACAAAGCCAAGTCTTGAGTTGTGAACTGTGTGTCCACATGGAACTGAGTTGAAAGAGTAACTGGTACTGAAGTCTCATTGAAGTCTTCAACATTCAGGGCCGGGCCTGTTGTACCAATGAACCTACCGGGTCTGCGAACATTGACTGTGTTGCCGATCTTTCCACCGACTACGGCAAACTGATCATCATAGTTACGATCAACTTCGCTTGAGAATGTGAGTTCGTTTTCTAAAACCATCAACGCTTCATTGGTGATCTTAGATATCGTTAGCAAATTATTTGCCATTTTGATTTCCTTTTAAAATTAAAAATTGTTTACCTAATCTTTCCTGCTTTCCTGAGTTCTTTCCATTGTGAAATTGATCCAGTAAATTCACCATTTGAATCTATTGGCACTTCAACATTAGAACCCCCTCTAATAGGATTTATAGGTGCTGGTGCATTGCTCTTTCTAACAACAGGCTTTTGTGTTTCTGTAGGCTTTTCAAATCTAGCCTCCAATTTACCAATCTCTCTCAAAGCACTAATCAATGACATCTTGCCTATCTTTTCTGCTACTTCTGGATTTTCTGCTAAGTGATACAAGATCTTTGGGCCTGTGTCACTCTCCAAAATAGCATCCCTGACTTGGTCTGAAACAACCACATCTGAAGATGCAATCATTTCCTCATAATCAGGAAGTTCAGCCTTTGCTTGCTCTAGCTTTGATTGCCAAGATGTTAAAACCTTTTCTTTCTCTGCTTGTGCTTGCTTTTGCTGTTCAGCTTGATCCCTATCTTTCAGTGCCTTCTCAGTTGAGTACTTTGCTAATGCCTTTGCATATTCAAAAGCATCAGTGAAGTCACTTGGCTGTGGTTCTTGATCAGGATTCTCAACCTTTTTGGGTTGATTGGCTTGCTCAAGTTCCTTTAAGCGATTCTCCAAAGTTTCTCTTTGTTCCCTTTCCTTTTGAGCCTCAGCTCTGGCAAGTTCCCTTTCTTTGATGACTTTGTCAAACCTCTTTTCGAGCTTTGGCTTTCTAACACCTTCCTCTGTTGGTTTGGTCTCTTCTTGTGCCTCTGGTAAACTCTGATCCTCTTTTGTCTCTGTCAGCTCAGTTTGCTCAACCTCTGGTGAGGGAGCCTCTGCAGGGTCAGGACTTGGGGTATCAGCTAAACCAAGTTTGTTAGCATAAAAATCACCTGAATTTTCTGAAGTAATTACATTACTTGCTTGTCTATCACTCATGAGTTGCCTCAAGTATTTTGCCTAGTCTGCCTGACTAGTAAGGTTTGTGGGCAATATAACCCAAAATCATAAGACTGTCAATCAATAGCCTTGATTGGGCATAATGGATTGGTCAGCCTGTGCAATTGCTTGATATTGCTCTCTGTTTCTCATGGCTATTTCCTTTTCTAGCCTTGCAGTATCCATATTATGGAGAATCATATCTGCAATCATCTCAATTTCTGTCTTATTCTGGCTTGTGATTGCTTTAGTATTGACATCATGAACCCTAGCCTCCAAAGTGGCCTCAGTATTGTGGGCCTTGGCTGTCTGCCTCATTAATTCCCTCTGAGTTTCAGCCTGTTGTTTGACTTGCTCAATATCTTGTCTTTGCTTGATTGCCAACTGCATTGCTTGAAGCTGTTGGGTCAATTGTTGGACTTGGGCTTGGCCTTGCTTGATCATCATCTGAGCCTGTGGAGGAATCTCAGAATGCTCATCAATTTGGCTCAATGGGTTCAGGGCCGCCAACCTATCTGCAATCACCTCAGCCCCTGGGAAGTCCATATTCCTGAAGACCAAATCTGCAGCGGCATTGAACAAAGCCTCATTTCCTTGCAACAGAGGCATCATTGCTTCAACTGCCTCTTGTCTCTTAGAGTTATAACCTGGGCCTGTCTCCATCACCACATCATATTGGCCCACAGTAACATCATTCATCACTCTACCAACTGCATCTCTCTCATTGATGGTCAATAACTCAGGCTTGCCATCATCCCCAATAATTCTCATTACTCTTTCTGTGTCATATATATGAGGAATTAGATCCAAAATGATCTTGCCAACATGAGCAATTGCTTTGGTTAGATTGTCATAAAGGTCAAAATTGGTCAAATCAATCTGCATTTGCTGACCATTCAAAGCCTTACCAGACATATTTCCTGGGAGCTGTTGGCTTGGGTCATAAATACCAATTATGGTTGCCATATCCTGATTGATCTGGTTAGCGGCAGTCATCACCCCAGCAGGAGGAGGCTCTGGTTGCAACCTCTGTGGAGGAGGAGCTGGCATTCCATCAATATCAGTCTGCTTGTACCTTAAAGTAGCCATAGACTTGATGTTGGCACTTGCCCAATCAGTCTCATGACCCTCATCTTGGCCTTCTGCCATGATCCATTTGGCCTTTGGAGCCAAAGCTACAGACTCAGTTAAAGATGTAACCCAGAAGTTATACATGCGCTGGCTGTCCTTTGCGTGCCTGACCATGCCAAACTTCTTCCTCTTATCTCCAATAACAACATGCCTTCCATAAACTGGGACAATTGGGATGTAATAGCCAGGCCAATCCCTCTCTTCAAGCACCTCTATTGCTGTTAATTTCTTCCATTTAATGGTCTTTTTAACACTAGGCCTTGAATCCACTATTTCTAGTCCAGATTTGGCTATTTTGTCAAAAAAGTCCTTGGAATCAGCAAATCTAGAGGTTCCATCACTCAATAAATAGAGCTTGGCTTTCTCTCTAACTGTGTAAAAGTATTCAGCAACCCTAATATCTTCTCTAGTAATCCATTCAGATTGGGTATCTCCAGTGCCTCTAGAAGTAAAGGAAGTGTCTTGGGCATCTGGATACATTTCTTTAAACACAGTCTTTGGCATCATTGAGGTAATCAAGCATCTTTCTTGATCTGAGCCATCAACTGCTATGGAATTTGGATCCATATAGACTGTGAATGGGTTATCTATAGGATCAATGTAGATTTCTTGGTCAAAAGAATCTTCTCTTACATACCTATGATCAACCCTAATAAATCCCCATCCCATTCTGACTGCATAGTTATAGGCATTGTCATAGGCATTATCAGCATTGGAATTCACTTCTATGTGCCTAACCATGCCTTGGACTACCTTGGCATCTGCCGCATCCTCCACAGT